TTGAAATACTTCCAAGACAATCTGGATTCCTTGAGGACCAAGACGGAACGACAGCTCCAGGCGTGATACCAAAACTGTGAACGTTCTTGGTATACTTACCATCAATTTGGTAACCCCATTGACCTTGGTAAAGCTTAGGTTGTTCACGCATAGTAGTTGGAGTGAAAGCGCCAAAAGTAGACCCACTGGCATTTGCAATAGCATATATACGACCATTGGAAGTATAATTACCAGTGCCACCAGGAATAATAACAACCTTAATCCGACAAGCACGAACAAAAAAAGTATTATACAAAACCATCATTTGGTCAAACAGCATCGCTTGATGACCGACATTAGTGACATCAGGATCATAAATAGAACTAGCATTGATGATCCACTCATCATAAGCAGCGGCGTCCATGTTTTCAACAACAGCACTATAAGTAGTAGTCATCATACATTTTTTGGGTAAAAGATAACCGAGCCAAGCTCTTGGTTTTTGACCACGAGCAAGACTGCGACGACCAGCACGACGCTTTCGAGAAAAAGAACGTCGAGGTCGCCTTCGCGAACGGCGCACAGATCGACGAGATCTACGGGTTCTGCGATAGCGTGCCATCGACAAATTATAATAATGAGCACTGGCATTTAAAACCGATATTTTTTAACTTGGACCCTGCCAGTGGGTTAATTGCATAGCAGCTGTTTTTTCGTTTTGAGTGCGCATAGCAAAAAACAAAAATCTCAATATATATAGCTGCTCAGTTTTTATGTTTTCACTTTTTTCAAAGCACAAAATGACAGAGAAAAGCTTTCGCAACATTTGCTTTACCTCCTTTGATGAAGCTGAATATCCACACGTTGACCAGAATGGGTGCACGTACGTTATCGTTGGACGTGAAACTTGTCCCGATACCAAGCGTCTCCATTTGCAAGGGTACGCCGAGTTTGACAAACCGAAGAGAATGAGCACTTTGAAAAAAGCCTTTCCGACAATGCATATCGAAGAGAGAAAGGGTAGTCAGAAGCAAGCAATCGACTATTGTAAGAAGGATGGTGATTGGCATGAGGAGGGAGTGTTGAAACAACAAGGCAAACGTTCCGACCTTGAAGACGTCGCAAGCGACATCTTCAAGGGTAATTCCCTGTCGGATATCGCTGGCGCTCATCCGACTCAATTCATCAAATATGCTAAGGGAATCAAGGAACTTCGTGCGTCAACCTTTACAGATCGTCCTTACGACAAGCCCCCAGTCGTTACCTGGATCTGGGGTCCTGCAGGCACTGGAAAGACTCGTTCCGCTTTTGAAGCTCATGAATCGGTCTATATCAAGGACGGAACCATGTGGTGGGACGGATACGAACAACAGGAAGCCATCATCATTGATGACTTTGACGGAAAGTGGCCTTACCGTGATTTATTGCGTTTGCTTGACCGCTATCCTTACCAAGGTCAGTATAAGGGTGGCTACATCAAGATCAACTCGCCGTATATTTACATCACTTGTGAGTATTCTCCCTCCTTTTTTTGGCGCGGCAATGAGTTTGCTCAAGTCCATCGTCGATTGAGTGAGATTAAGCACTTAGGACCGACGGGTGCTACAAATGTTACAGATGTTACAGAAGTGGCTGGTAATACTGGACAGCCACTTCTGATACGTTCCCCGGCTTTTATCGATTTGACAAAAGCTTATGATGACTTAGTTGCTGATCATTAAAAAGTAAAAATCTATTACGCTAGCGCGACCCCCCAACCCCCCAAAGGGGGGCTACGTAAGCTATCCCAATGTACTTTTGATTTTTAACTTTGAGGAACGGTCTTTTTACTGAAAACAAAAAATCTATGACTGATTCAAAAGATCATCGACAACAGAGTACTCTACATCATAGTACACCTGCGGATACCATTTTCCAGCAATACTAGAGGACTCATCCGCAGAAGTGACAAGAATATGGACATAACAATTGGCTCCTTGAGGACCATTTGAAATACTTCCAAGACAATCTGGATTCCTTGAGGACCAAGACGGAACGACAGCTCCAGGCGTGATACCAAAACTGTGAACGTTCTTGGTATACTTACCATCAATTTGGTAACCCCATTGACCTTG